TCCATGTACTCTACACGAACTTTTTTCAATGCTTCCCAATACTTCCAACGATTCTTTCGTTGATGTAATGCCGGATCATCGTCATCATAATCTTGAAATGATTTTGATATATTGGTCATACCCACCTCAACGCAAAGTAAGTACTGTATTCTTCTTTGTAGAAATTAAACACTGCTCGGCGATCTCTTGTATCATATGTGGAAGAACGATGATATGCCCAATCAAAATCTACTCCATCAGTCCAGCCGTGTGCTTGCATTTGATGTACTATTTCTATTACTTCATTCGCACTTTTGCCGTAGATGGTTACAGCTTTCATTCCCAGCGCAATAAAAACAATGTTAAATCTTCATCACGGGTAAGCATTATCTCACTTTGCTTAATATTATCTACCCAACGATTACTTCCAGTTTCATCATCATAGCCTGAATTACCAAAATTCTTTTTACACCATTTCTTGATTTCTTTGGTGTCAATATCATCTTGGTTTTTCCAAGAGATGGTATGTATATTTGTTGTGCTACCGAAATAGCGTTCTGTTTTATGTGTAAATTTGCTCATGTCCACCTCAAAATAAAAAAAGTACAATCTTTAGCTTGGGCAAAATGAAATGAAGTTTCATATACCCCAGCACGATATCCCCATATAAAACGCTCACCTATATTGTCTAGGCTACTAGCAGGTTGACCAAACTGGTCACTACACCAAACTAGTATTTGACGCAATGTAGTCATATCACGGCTAATAATAGTTTCGGCTTCAATCATGACCACCTCAATAAAAAGAATGTAGCATCACTACCTTTTTTGAAAGCAATTCTGCTGTCCCAACAATGATATTCATGATATTCAATTTTATTTTCTTTTAACCAATCTGTTAGACTATTACGCACACTAGGAATGTACCATGGGTGAGGTATGTTAACAATAGTCCAACCCATAAGATTGTATAGTACTTCTGTATCAATACTGTCAGATAAATCTTTGGCAAGTTTATCAATAATGTTTTGTTCTATATCCATCATGACCATCTTAATATAAAATGTGTAGCATCTTTTGCGTCTACGAAATAGAATGTACTACCAGCCCACTCATTTTTTAACAAACAACAATCACGCCTAGTATGTTCACTAACCCAACTAACCATTTCTGCAACTTGATCACACCAATCAGTCCACTCCATTCCCGGGCGTACTGTAAGATGTACCTTGTGATAATTCTTGTCAATATCACGTTTTTCTTTTCTACGCTGTTTGCTGTTCATGACCATCTCAATATGAAAAAGGTTCTATCAGCTTCATCACGGAACCAATACTTACGATTGCTGCCTACCCATCGTGCGTTTTCTTTATGCCAATTATTATCACCCATTATGTTTAGCAGCCATTTGTCCATGTCATACCACTCTTTCTCCTCGTAGTTGTGTGGACGAACCCAATAGGGCCATTTAGGTTGATTGTCAGCGTAACCAGTTTCAAGACGTTTCACGTTGATTTCATCTATCCATTGTGTTGCCATGTCGGTTACCCATCTATTGTTAGCCATAGCACGTTTCTTTATCATTGCCAAACCAATCCAAACCAAGTTGCATGTTCAGGGGTATCAAAATCTACTGTAATAACATTATTACCAATGGCGCCGCGTGGTGCTACATCTCGTCCCATTTTCATATGCCATCCTTTACCATGCCAAAAGATTATTGGTTTACTATGTAACAGAGGACCAATGTTTTCTTGTAACCAATATAACATTGGTGCCCATTGTTTTTCATAAACTTTAACAGTAGCTACCATCTTAAACTACAAAATATATAATCACGTTGATATCTAAACTTAATTCTTACTTCAAACTCATCCCAGGTGCACAAAGTATGTCTTTCATAATTTTCAATCTTATTGCACAACCAATCTATTACTTCAATACGATGAAGTTGCCGGCGGTTTTCATCTAGTTTAATAACATATTCATACCAACCCGGACGTATATCTTGCCAACTTCTCATAACCATCTTAAACTAAAATGTATCGCATCACGCTCATACTTAAATACAAAATCCATATAATCTTCTGTCATATGTGTGTAAAACTTGTCACCCGGCAAATCAAATTGTTCTATTGCCCAAATACAAGTTTCATCCCAATCACTAATTGTATCACCCTTCATCCAAGGGATACGAACCCTAGTACCCTGCTTCACTAAGGGTGTCACTAATTCGTTTTGTAAGTTCTGCATCACGTTTAAACTTTATTGCCCACTGTTCTGGATTTATATAATCAATGATCATTTTAACATGGCCTTCATTTAATGTATCTAAAAAACGGACACCGCTGTTGCTTTGATACAACAACCATGGACTAATCTTTCCCGTTGTTATCGCATAACAAATCTTATTGGCATTTCCATATCTCAATAAGTCATGCGGCTGTATATTGGCATCACTCGCCATCTCTATACACTTTTCAATACTACGATGTATAGCATCGAATGGATCTTCATGTCTCAAAAATTCAATCAGATATTTAGTGTATGTACTATCACTACACCAATTGTCAATCTTAACTTGATTCTTTAATAGCCAATCAGTAAATCTTGGTATATTAATAGCATTGATATTGACACAATAATTACCAAACTTAACAAAAGCAATGTAATATGGATTCTTAATAAAATCTTCTTGTTTAAGATTCTTTCGTTTTGATGTATTCTTCTTATAAAACTCTAACCAACATTGAAATCCAATTCTATTTCCATGATTATCTTTATCTAACCATCTACGTTTTGGCTCACAGACATGACTAAGTGTGGTTGATTCACGCAAGAACTCCCTCTTGCAAAATTCACAGCCATACTTTGCTGCCTTCTTAATTGCCGAGGTCTCTTTCATATTGCTTAAGTTGTTCTTCAGTAATAGTTTCATTTAATGTCTCAATGTCTGTTAGTTTCATATTAGGAAACAATTCTGCTAATTTAAGTTTGCGTTTTTGGTTAACTACAAATGCTTCACTTACTGCGTCAATATCATCACTATCTGCTCTAGGATATATCTTCTTGTAATACTCTTTGATATCTTTTAGTTTAGCTGCTGTTTGTAACTTGCTTACCTTAGGACTAATGTTGGGTATCCATTGATGAAATTGTTTACCTGAACCCGGGCTACTAGCACACATCATTAACCATTGTAGTTTAGGATGCTTTTGAATATTCTCATTGAATAGGTACTTGTTTGCATACTCAGCCGTACTCATTACATAGTATCTGCTTAATCCTTCACTACCTTTAATAGCACTAAGCCATTGTATCATTGTGAACGGGACAAACTTCTTTTGTTGTTCAGGACTTAGTCTATCAAAGAAATCATAATCTTTCTTATCTAATGCGGCAAGGACCTCAAACAAGTCTAAATCTTGTTTGTCAAATTTCTCATCAACGGGCACTGCTGCTTTTCTTGTTGCCATTAGAATGCCTGACTATAATCTATTATCTCACAATTACGACTAATCTCTTTTACAAAATATACACACTCGGGTTTAGGTCCATCATTCAATGGCACACATAAGAATTGTCCGTTCTTTAATCGTGGGGCATACCATGTTACATCGTGATAGATATCTACAATCTCAATAGGTAAGAATGTAGGGCTAAAACTAGTTAGTGGATTAAACTCAAACGCATTAAACCCTCTGTCATTGATACTTGTTAGTGGCAATGTTTCTAAATCACCATGTTCTTTTTCACCAATCAATATCTGCCAATCTACCGGCATCTTAATTGTATGTTTACCAATCTTCAATACAAGTGCAGGGGCATTAAAACTTTCTAAAAAGATTAATGGGATATAATGATAGTCTACATTACTTGGGTTACTGTTGTCAAGTATCGCAAATCGTAAATCATCTATCTCCTCTGGCAATGTCTCTAAGTTATAGTATTCGTTATCTAGTGTCAAAATTCTCATAGTGTTATTGTATCATTTATATGTAAGTTTTTCAACATCAAATGGATAATTAGCCTCTTTATAAAATGCTTTTCTTTGTGTAAGATGCCGTTTAGCAAACTTACAATTACTTGTTATATCCCAAATTTGCACGAAATTTTTATCTTCAGCTTTACGAATACCACGACCGATACTTTGAATTACCCGAACAAAACTCTTACCCGGTTCAATAAGAACAAGATTAAAGATTCGGGGAATGTTAATACCAACTGCTGCTACACCATATGTAGCGATAATGATTTTGTTAGTTGCTGTTGCAACCTCATCATATTGTTCTTT